GCTGATAGTTATGCTAGGACATATCAAAACTTGCAGCAGATACTGTTTAGCCAGCCGTATCAGCGGCGCATTGGTATTGTATCTGCCCGCACGTTTAACGAAATGCGCGGGTTTACCGATGACGTTACAAAGCAGGCTAGGTTTATTCTTGGTGAAACTATTGCGCGTGGTAAGTCACCGAAGTGGGCCGTGTCGCAGCTTGCAGAAGCTATTGATGGAGACAAGAAACGAGCGCTACGCATAGCACGCACCGAAATGGGTGTAGCATTCCGCTCTGCCGTCATGGATGAGTCAGCGCAGGCCGCTAGACAGTTTGAGTTGCAGATCAAAATGCTATGGGTTAGCGCGTTAATACCTGGACGCACGAGAAAAACGCACGCAAGCCGCCATGGGTTGTTGTACACACAGAAAGAGGTTAACGACTTTTATGCAGTGGATGGGAATGCCATTAACTGTCTTTGCTCAATCGTAAGTACAGTAGTAAACGAGAAGGGGGAAGCGTTAGCTAAGAATTTAATAGCAAAGATGAAAAAACAAGAAGAAGCATGGATTGCGGCAGGTGGTGGAGTTAAGTGAAAAGGCCCGTTGGGGCCTTTGTTTATGCTGACATAATTCTGTTTTTTGCTATCTCAAAATACTTGTCATCCAGCTCTATGCCGATGAACTTGCGGCCAGTATTGGCGCAGGCGACGCCGGTCGAGCCGCTGTAAATAATACCCACTTCCATTCTGTTTTCAGATAGTCCATATCGCCAATTGACGACTCACATTTGAGGTCGCGAAAGGTGAAACAGTGGTAGTCTGCAAATTCTTCAACTAACGACGCTTCGTTGGGGTGAATTTCAGTGATCGTTTTGTTGTTCACCTGCGCATAATGTTTGCCTCTATAATGATGGCACACTATTGTTGACCCCTGCATTAGCTGCAACTTGAGCCAAGTATTACCAACAATAATCTCTCTTGCTATGTCTTTATCGGTCATCTTTTCAACCTCCTACATTCATGATCTCGCCGCTTGTCGCGTGCGAACATCTAGCGCATCTGTCTTAACGCCATATCGACTGCGCTCTAAGCAATCGCCTTTCATTAACCATATGTTTTCGGTTTTGATGTCACTCATTTATTTTCTATCCTCGCAAAAGTAACTGTTTCGGCGTATTTGGTTACGCGTTCTTTAGCTAATCACATATGTGTACATTGTATTTCTCTATCTCTTTTTCCTCTATCATCCAGTCCGGTGCTTCACGGCATATGCATGCAGCAATTTTCGATAACGCTGATATCTCTCCTCCTTTTTTAACCCTTACTAGGCGTGGCTTAACGCTCGTAATTGACTCTATCTCATCGCTTATCTCATCCCATCTTTTTTGGTCATTTGCTTTTGCTGTAGCCGATAAGTGCTGTTCCTCATCAAACTCAACAAATAGACTGCAAGGTTTTATGAAAAAATCAACCCTGTAGTTGAGAACCGGGAATTGCCTAACAATACTTTCTTTACCAACAAAATCACACAGCATTGAGTAAAAAGAATCCTCAAACCTACTAGCTCTGCCTACGACGACTTGATGCTCTATTTCATAATCTGAAAGTATCTTTGATTTTAAACTCGCGTGACTTGGAGACGAAGAGAACATCCTGTATTGAAGTAGAATCGCCATTCCTGACTTGGTTATTTTGAAGCAGTGGCTTGTCTTTCCTCTTGATGTAAATGACGAGTCGATGAACATACCATCTGACATCTCTGCTAACTCGTCAATTATCGCTTTTATTCTCTTGGTTATATCTCTGTGCACTAATCCGAATGCCTCAGCTAAATCTTTCGATGTGTACATAACGCCCCGTTAATTAATCAGTCAGATTAACATTATATCTAAATAATCACTGCATTCAACAAGTAATTCTCACCGTCACGATAAATTCCGCGCACAAAAAAGGCGCACTAAGCGCCTTACCATTATGCGCCCCTTGTATTTGGATAGGGTTTAATCACAGGCAGCGATGATATGTTGAAAATAAAACGCTGATAGTGAGGGCGCAATAATGACTGACAGCATTTATTCAATCACAGACGGCATAGATATTGATTACGACATCACTCGCCCGCCCGGAGTAGCTGGCGCGATTGTGAATGACATAAACAGGCAGGCATTCCGCGATCAAAAAAGGCTTAGTGTTTTATCTGCTATGCAGATTTTGAGCTGCGTCAGTGCACCGTCATTAAGGACGCCATTTGGCGGTAAAAGCAGTCTTTACACGGTAGGTATAGCGCCGACTGCGAGCGGTAAAGATATCGGGATGAAGTACACAAAAAAGGCGCTAAAGTCGATTGGAATTCCAGTTTACCAGAAAATACCATCAGCAAAATCAATAAATAAGGTGTTAATTGATAGTGATGGCGTAGCTGTTTATGTGCTTGATGAGGTTCATGAATTTTTTGATGCGCTTGATAATCCAAGGTCTCCGGCGTATTTAAAAGAGATTGGTGGATCAATGCTGAATTTGTACACAGATGACGACAGAAGTTTTGATATTTTAGAAAAAAGAGAGGCAAAAAAAGAGGCTCAAGAGGCTAAAAAGGCGATAGAAAAAGAATGCAGAGATACTGGCATTGTTCTTGGCTCTGGTGAGCATAAAAGAAGAATTGAAGAGGTTGACCTGACGCTAAATAAAATACTTAACGGCATAAATATGCCATTCTTTGCAATGTCCGGCTACTCTACGCCTGACAATATGCGCCAACTGTTTTCTGCGAAAAACTTTGAATCTGGTTTATCTGGTCGCTTGCTGGTTGTGGTTGGTGATGAAGAAGTAAGCCGCATGGAGTTCAGAATAAATCGAGATTCCGTGAAAGTTGATGAAAGAATATCGCAGCACCTTAGCGCCTTGAAAAATAAAAGATTTGGGAAGGCACAATTCTTTGACCAGCAAGCTATTGATGCGGCGGAGGATTGTCATAACAGGTTCGAGCTGCACGTTAACGATCAAGATATTGGCAGTATCGCACGCCGTTCTGCTGAGTTGCTTTCTCGTGTTTACACTGTGTTATCTGTTGGTGATGGCGGAAAGATAAAACGTGAGCATGTTTACTGGTCGTTCATGTTTGTTTGCGAGTCGTTTCTTGATGTTTGGCTAAGATATCGCGCCAACGTTAACGAAGCGGATAACAGCTACGATGCAAGGTGGGCTGAGATAAAGGACAAGATTTCGATAAAACTTAAAGGCTCGACAGTTCCGAAGCCTGTTTATAAAAGCAAAATTGTTGAGGCCGTATTTAGATCAAAGAAATCAAAACTAAACACACTAGTTAAGAATGCGTTTCCGACTGATTTCGAATCAGGCAAGGCGATGATTATTGATATTGCACTGGCTGAGTTAATGATGAATGGTGCGGTTAATGTTGAAGGTGGAAATAAGGTTTCAGTGATGGACGCGAAGAAATTCCCATCAACACAAGCGCCAAGAAAATTTATTGATATTTACAACTCCGTTGCAATGCTATTCAGACCAAGAGGTTAAAAATATGTACGAATTAAGATGCTTTTGTGTTTCAGGCTCTTCCGTTGAAGATTCAGTTGTTACTATTGGTGATGCTGGGTTGGATACCATAAATTCAATGATGTGTAGTCTTGGTGAGTTTGTTCACTTTAATTGTGTTGGAGCAATCTATGAAAACGGCATTTACAGGTCTGTTACTGCTGAATTTGTTGGGAAAAATAGAGTTGCGATCATAGTTGTAAGAATGATATCGCCAGATAAAAGCGATGATGATGTTAACGTTTTTAATAAAATGAGACAGAAGGCATTCGACGCCGCAATGTTAAAGGCGAACTGGCAATGATTGACTACAAAGACCTTGAGCCACAATTGCGCGGATTGTGGCCTGAAATTTTCGCGTCGATTGGCGTGATTATCCCAAAGATGCGCGGGAAAAATTCAGTTAATGGGCCTTGTCCAGTGTGTAACGACGGAATAGACCGAGCGCACTGGAGGGACGCAGATGGAAGGCTTGCATTGTACTGCCGTAGTTGTGCGCCAGATACCATGCACTCACCAGAAGCTGTTTTTATGGCGGTTTGCGGCGTGTCGTTTGGTGAGATGGTGGAGCAGTTGGCGCGATACGTTAATCACATTCCGCTAGAAGTTAAGGCGGAGATAAAACACCAAGTAAGCAAAAACAGCGAACAACCATACAGCGCAATACTTCCTGAATCGCAGTGTAACGAATACCTGATGAAACTAAAGCATGTACCACTGAATGCACTAACAATGCGTCACGCGCTCGGTTTGAATGGTTTAATGGTGAATAAAGACTTTCACGCTTGCATTGCTATCACAAAGAAATTCAGCGATGCAAAGCGCGTGTGCAATGTGGCTATTATTGATGATAACGAGCAGGTTTCATGGCTGGCTGGAAAGCAGACGCAATACGGTTACTGCACAATCGGTGAGCGAAGAAAAGGTAAGCCAGTGTATGTCTGTTCAAGCTGGGTTGATGCACAGATAGCGCATATCGTCACTGGTGCTGAAATCATTTGCGCGTTCAGCGCGTGGAACATGCGCGACATCTTGAGCCAGTATGTTGACATGGTATCAACTGGCATAATCCGCGCCGTGTGCAATCGCGATTTTAATGAGATAGCTGAAATCGAGAAAGTGAGTGCAGACTGTCAGATTATTCTCCCGGCCACCAAAACAATCAAAGAGTGCAATTTCAAGTTTGAGCGAATGGTTTATAAAGCGGAAAGTTTGCTTGATAGCGGAATGATTGAGCGTTAATTTGTAATTGTTAATTCATGGAGTTTTATAATGGAAATTTCAGCAATAGAAAATAGAATTGAACCGACAGCAATACCGAAGATTGGGAAATATACCCCGCGCCGCTTTCAGTGGGATGCGCACCTTGCAACAGAAGCCTATATTCGAGAAGAATTTAAGGCATACAAAGAAACCGGAGCGGCCCCAAGACCGGCAATTCTTAACGTCACTGTTGGCGGCGGTAAATCGCTACTGATTGGCGCAATGGCGGATAAGATTTGCAACAAAACGGGCTGGAAGTGTCTGGTTCTGGCGCGACAAGGTGAACTGGTAGACCAAGATTCAGAATGTGCGTGGGAAATGGAAGTAAAAAATAGCATTTATTCTGCATCATTGAATCGAAAATCAACTCACTTTAACTGCGTTGTAGGTACTAGCGGAACGGTTGTAAATGACCTTGAAAAATCATTCAGTGAAGATTTTATAGCTGACATCATTTTGATTGATGAATGCCATCAAGTTGATTGGAAAGATGTTTTAAATGGCGGTCAGACTGAATACGCCAGAATCATTAATCACTTCAAAAAACTGAATAAGCGACTGGCTATAATTGGGTACACTGGCAGTCCTTACCGTGGCGTTGAATCAATTTTAGGTGATTTCTGGCATAAAGAGATTTACACAATCAGCACCGAAGAGTTGGTTGAAATGGGGTTTTTGGTGCCTACCGTTTTCGGTTGGCCGCATGATGATATTCAGTATCACATGGAAGAGTTCAGCGACTTTTCTGGTTTAGGCGCTAGCGATTTTAGCGCCGAAGAACTAGCTAAAATGTCAAAGATTGCAACCAAGGACGCAACACTCACACAAAAAATCATTCTTGATGTTATTGAGCTAACCAAAGACCGTGGCGGTGTGTTGATAACCTGCGCAAGCAAGCGGCATTGTGAGCAAGCGGCGGAGTTCTTGCCAGAAGGAAGCTGGGCGATTGTTACCGACGAAACCGGAAACAAGAAACGGAAAGAGGCATTAAAGAAAGCAAAGAGCGGAGAAATCAAATACACATTGCAGATTGGATGCTTAACGACTGGCGTGAATGTGCCACTATGGTCAACGTCTGTACTTTTGCGTCGCATTGGTTCACTCACTCTTTTGGTGCAATTGCTAGGCCGTGGAATGCGCCTTTTGACGCCTGAGCAAATTGAATCTGGACTCACAAAAACTGACCATCTGGTTCTTGATTACTCCGGCACGATGGATGCTATGGGTTCGCTATACTCAGACCCGATACTAGACCGCGCAAAACTCGACAAAGACAAGAAAGAAGATAAAGACCTCATCGAATGCCCGAAGTGCGGAATGATGAATTCTGCAACCGCCCGGAGGTGTTGCGGTGAAGATGAGAAAGTAAAAGCAGAAAACAAAATCAGAGCGCAAAATGGAGAGCGCTTGCTTGATACGCGCTGCGATTTTTTCTGGTCGTCAAAGCCATGCCCGCATTGCGGTACAGAAAACGACACCGCCGCGCAAGTTTGCAGAAATCCAGACTGCCGCAAGGAATTAATTGACCCAAACGAAAAATTAGCCCGCACACACTACAAATCAACTGACTGGAAAAAATGCACCGGGATGGAAATGATTCCGACAAAAAACAACGGCGTACTGGTTAAGTATAAATTCGACGGCGAAAGCGGGCCGGAGTCTGCTGATTTATTTTATAGCCCATTCGCCAGTGATGGCGCAAAGCGCGTATGGCAACAGCAGTTTGTGTATCGGCACATCCAGGATTGGTCATTCCGTAGTCGAGCTATGGCAATGAAAAGCGCTGTTGATATTTGCAACATGAAAGCCATGTTTACTGTGCCGGAGGAAATCACGCACCGCATCAACGAGAAAGGCAAACATCTAATCCATGGCATGAAATTCAGCAATCGAACACTAATGGGCAGCAAGGAAGTAAAGAATGACGAAGCTTGATCAAGCGTTGATTATGC